ATGAATAAAAGTGCGATTTTAGCAGCAATGCTCATCCTTGCAAGCAGTAGTGCTTATGCCTACGAAAACAGCTACGCAGGCTACAGCGTTAAGGACGGACAGCCTTACTATAAGCTGGAAGCGAAGAAGGTTTATGCGTATACCAATATCAGCAGCAAAAAGGCTTATCAGAACGAAGAGGATTTAAAAAATACCGCAGTTAATATTGTTAACTATTACACAGCAGAGGATATGGAGCAGATTTTAGGCGAAAAATTCTCTACTGCTTATTTTGATGCGGAATATGAGAAGCTGGCACTTTTGGAGCGCTCCCAGCTTAATCCGAAAACCGTGCCTGCGCCGCTGCTGGAGCTTGAAAAATATGCAGAGCACGACAGCAGTGGTAATGTAACTATCCAAAGCAAGGTGCTCAAGGAGAAGCTGGAAAAGCTTACTCCTGTAATCAAGGTAGGCAAGATTGCCGGCAAAAAGGCAATTACCATTTCTTATATCTATAAGCAATCTGATGTACTGTTTAAAATTGATACCAGCATGGTTTCTGCCAATGACAGACTTTATCTGCTGTCGACGGTTAACAGTGACCAGGATGTATACGCTCCGAAGAAGGACGAAAAAGCTGCTGACGCTGATACAGATGTTGATATCGATGATATTGAAGATATCGATACTGACGAAGCAGGCAGTGAGGATAAAGCAGCAAAAACCAAGCCTCAGGACGCAGCTTCTATAAAGGAAGCAGTAGAAAAGGCCATGCAGGTAGAAAATGTTGCTTTGCGCGACATTCCTGCAAAAACAATGCAGCGCTTTGATAAAGCACACACTGATCTGCTGAAGGGTTTTAAGGCTTTTGCTCCGACAAGCACGCCGAAGGCCATCAGCTTTACTGATACTGCAGTCGGCAAAAGTGTGCAGCTGCCGGATGACTGGTTCTACGGCCAGCTGAACCTGCGATATAAGGATAAAGGCACCTTTTATCTGACTACGGCTTCTTCTATGAAGCAAATGCAGGACGTTGCCGCAAATACTGATTTTGACAATATCTATTCCGTATTTGCTATTCCGGCGTCTGATCCTGAATATCAGCAAAAGTTCATGGAGCTTTACATCAGCGGCATGCGTAATGTTCTGGAGCATTGGAATCATCTGCTTGTTACCGTCAGCGTAGATAATATTAATGACGCTGATGCTAAAGAGCTTTTAGCAACGCCTGTTGCCAACAAGCTTGCTGTGGAAAGCTTTATTAATGATGGTCTGCAGCGCATAAAAGGCTTTAGCAACGATTACTTTGCTTTGAAGGATTATAAGACAAATTATGACTTCACCAAGGAAAAAGCTCTTATCGGCATCAATGTTGATACCCAATTGCTGAAGGATTTTGCTTATAACAACAAAATTTTACTGAGCTGCAACCAAAAAGCTGCTACAGCGATGCTTTTTATCAAAAAAACCGACGTTGAAACGGAAAAAAGCCTTGAACAGCAAGTAAACGAATGGCACTTTTAATTACACAGGTGCAATGAATTGCAGTGCATGAAAATATCACGCCTGAGAAAAGGAAAATTTAACATAATATCAACTATAAGACGGGAAAAAATATTTATACGGAAACGCCGTATTTTTATAGAACTTTTGGGAGGCAAAAAGTTCGTGCACCAATCGACAGTTTGACGATTGGTGTCAGTGGGAACAGTTACATCAAGAGGGCAACTGTTCCCACACCCTCGGCGAAAGTTCGCAAAAAGAAAAGACCGCCAAAAGCGGCGGCCTTTAAGCTAAAAATTATTAGTTATTGCTAGGAACGGAGTCATCAACAGCAGGAACGCTATCAGACACGCTAGGAGCAACAACAGGAGCTTGAGGAGCTTCCACAGCAGGTTTATTAAGTAATCCATATTCGTAACACCTTTCTTTATTCTTTTCATCCTGAATAAAGGGTAACAGATTAGCAGGATTATTGTCAAGCTCTTTTCTGAGCGAACTAGGCAAATTATTAAACATTTCCTCAGCTTGCTTGCAACGTTGGAAGTTCTCCATATAATCGCCAAGCTCACTCACATCAGCATAAACAGGTTGTACTCCGTCGGTACGATAAGGCAACGGAGTACCGCAAGTAGCATAGCGGTTCATAATAACATTAATATCACAATTATCTTTTTCGGACTGAATAGTCATAGTTGGTTCTTTAAAGATGATACCTTGCTTTTCTTCGTAGGTATCAAAAATTGTCTTGAATCTCATATAGTTTAACTCCTTTCAGTGCCTGCCGGCGGCGGATTGAAAAAAGTAAGTGCAAAACAAGTGTTGCACTTATTTTTCAATCGGAAAACAAGCCTGTGCTTCAAGAATCTGTTTAGGCATAGGGATAGCAACGATATTACCGGTTTTTTCGTCAAAATCACAAATCTCAACAAGAACAAAATCTTCCGGGTAGTGGTACAACATCGTTTCATCATCATGTACCGCACGTTCAAACAATCTCTTTGCTTGGATTTCGTCCGCACAAGTCATAATTTGACCATAAATCATAGATTTTTTATCATATACACTGTAAAGTTTCATCTGTTTTACCTCTTTCTAAACTTTTAATTTGCGCTAATTTAAATTTTTCCTTAGCTTCTAAGCGACCGGGAGTATAAATTTCACTCTCATGCAACTTAGCATTTTCTACACGTTTTTCCTTAATAAGCTCCATTTCGTCATGATTGATAGCATCATAGAGCTTGTCATAATATTTCGGTGGCCGCAATTTCCGGACTTTATCGTTATCAACAATTATTACCCGGTCATATGGGTACACATCACCGGCATATTTTACAAACCAATCAGCACCAATACCAGGACGGCGGCTCATATTGACAAATTCCGGCTGAATACCTTCATACTTTAATTTCCCGGCTTCGCCGTTAAGTTTTTTAGTTACATAGCGAGCAACATAGGCACAGGAATCAAATGTAACGTCAGCGACAAGACAATAACCGTAAGTCCATAGCTTATTAAGAGTATCGCTAATATAATAGGGGAAACCTGCATTAGACAACTTATATAATCGTCGGTCTGACCTAAAGTCATGACCAAAAAGAATAAGATGATAATGAGGCCTAAAAGTAGTGTCACCGTATTCTCCACAAGCGAAGAACCTCACTTTCAATGGTTCTAAATATTTCCGTAACCGCTTCATGAATAATTGCAAATCTCTTTTATACAATGTTTGTTCACCGGTGATAGGCGACCAACGAATATGAGCATCATCATAAGTAAGCGTTAAAAAACTATTACATGAATGTAAACTAGCCTCATGCATACATCTAACAGCCCATTGGCGAGAACGCTCTAAGCGGCAACCAATACACTGACCACAGGGAAGATTAACAACGTCAAAAGGTTGCGCAGGTGGTGCGCCAAAAACGATAGCTTTTTTGCCGTTCGGTTTACATTGGCGCAACTGATACGCAGTAATAGGATGATAACAAACCATTACAACCGGATGCCGCCACGCATTGGCGGCGGAGCAGTATTAATAGATTTAGTTTTATCAGCAGTTGCGGTAAAAAGACGCTTAGAACCTTTTCGAGTTAATTTTCTACGTTTCATTTAATCACCTCATTTCCCAAAAAGAAATTGACCAAGATATGTAGCGGCCGCACCAATAGCGACACACAACGCACTAAACCATTTATTCATAAAATCACCTACTTTCTAACACCAAGAGCAAACCGGAACGGAGTTACATCCTTAATAGCTTCTCCAAGATAACCTAATAAAGTACCTACAGGAGTATTACGATAATCACGATGTAAGTTAGAATCCGGGTCAGACAATTCTTTTATAACACGATTAGTATCCCAATCAGTATTAGTTTTTTGAGATAAATACAAAGCGGCCTTAGAAGCTTCTGTTTCAATCTGCTTGTAAGCGAGAGCGGCAGAAGCACGAGCCTGCTGGCTTTCAGCTCCGTATTTTTCAACAAGTGCTTTTGTTTGGTCGATAGAATTTTGTATATCTTGCTTAATTTGAGCGACCTGAGCTTGCGTAATATCACGCAAAGAAGTGGTTTGCTGTTTGACATACAAAACATTAAGATCGGAAGAGCGTCGT